AGCAGAAACAGGAAAACAATATATTTATTCAACTTCTACAGATTTTAATATTTTAAATACTGCTGCTGGTAATATAACTTTAAGTACTAACAATACAGAAAAAATGCGTATCGACTCTTCAGGTAATGTTGGTATTGGTACTACGAGTTTTAGCCAACTTTTAAATATTCAATCATCTAGTTTTCCTGTTGCAGAAATCTCATGTTTTAGTGATTCCAATCCTGCTGATGCCTCAGCTTTAGATTTAATAGAGAAACAACCTAGTTTTGCTAGTTCTTCATCTACTTTTGGGCAAACAGGTGTATATGGTTTTAGGTTTAAATTAAATGGTAGTGATAATACTTTAAGAATTCAATCAGGCTCACAAACAACTGTAGCTGATAGAATCACGCTTGATAGAGATACAGGCAACGTTGGTATAGGTACTAGTAGTCCTGCTAACGACGCTAAACTTCATTTAGCAGGTACTATTATTTCCACAGACGCAACGCTTAGTACTTTTAACTTTGATAACGCTGGCTTTGATTTTGTCTCAACAACCAAGATAGGTCGTTTATTTTCAACATCCACTGACACTACTGGTGGAGTAATGACGTTTACCACAGGTCAGAACGCTAGCTACGCAGAACGCATGCGTATCGACTCTTCAGGCAATGTTGGTATAGGTACGAGTAGTCCTGCTTCTATACTAGAAGTTAGACCAACAGCTAATGTAAATTTATTAGTTGGTAATACAGGCTCAGAATTACAATTAACTAGCGGTACAAATGGCGGTACTTATGGAGTCACAGTTAATCATCGAGCAGGAACTCATAAATTCTTAACAGATGGTGGCTCAGGTACATTTGCAGAACGCATGAGGATAGATAGTTCTGGGAATTTGTTGCATAGTACTACTGATTCTAATTTAGCTGATAACACTTCAGGAGGAGGAACAGTCTTACAAAATGGAGGAGGTTTTCAATCAGCCTATACTGGTAATGTTGGTGTATTAAATAGGATGGGTTCAGATGGCTCAACTTTAGAATTTCGTAATAGAGCAGTAGTTGTTGGCAGTGTTTCAACAACTTCATCTTCAACAACTTACAACACCTCCTCAGACGCAAGACTAAAAGAAGTTACAGGCTCTGCAAGAGGTTTAGAAGTAATCAATGCACTTAACCCAGTTTCATACAACTGGAAAGCAGATGGTAAAGCTGATGAAGGTCTTATAGCTCAAGAAGTATTAGAAATTGTACCTAATGCAGTTAGTGGCTCTGAAGAAGAATACTATCAAATGGACTACAGCAAACTTGTAACTCACTTGGTTGCAGGTATGAAAGAACAACAAGTCTTAATAGAACAGCTACAAGCCGAAGTAGCACTACTTAAAGGAGAATAAAAATGGCAATAACTTATGAATGGAATGTAAACACAGTTGATGTGTACCCATCCGAAGAAGGTCATAGCAATGTGATCTACAATGTACACTGGCGTTTGAACGCTACCGATACTGAAGTCGATGCAGAAGGTAATCCTTATGTAGCTTCAGTCTATGGTACTCAAAGCCTTGATACTTCTGACCTATCTAACTTCACAAACTTTGACAGTGTAACAAGCTCACAAGTGCAAGGTTGGGTTGAAGGAGCTATGGGTGCTGAAGAAGTACAGAATCTGAAAGATGGATTGGATGCTAATATCGCAAACCAAAAGAATCCAACTTCAGTTACCAAGCATCTCGTAGCTTAGTGAATGGCACTATTCCCAATCACCCCACCCGCAGGCATAGTCAAAAACGGAACTGATTATGCCAACAAAGGCCGTTGGGTTGACGGGGATTTAGTTCGTTTTGAAAATGGCTACCTAAAACCTATAGGTGGCTGGCAAAGATTAAAAGCAACCGCATTAGATGGCGCACCGATTGGGATGTACGCATATAACGATAATGCTGGCGGTCAAGTATTAGCAGTTGGTACTAGAGAAAAAGTCTATGTGCTTTACGATGGCACTTGGACAGATATCACTCCTGCTGGTTTTATTAGCGATGCAGACAACGATCCACTAGGATTTGGTGCATACCAATATGGCATGGAAGATTACGGAGATGCTAGAAGCCAATCTGGACTACCCTTTGACTCAGGTCATTTCTCCTTTGACAACTGGGGCGAGGATTTAATCTTTTGTTTTTCAGGCGATGGTAAGATCTATAAATGGTCACCAGATACCGCAGGTGGCACACCAGATACTATTGCAACCGCAGTAACCAATGCACCCACAGGCAACCAATCAGTCGTAGTAACCAATGAAAGACATTTGGTTGCTATAGGATCAGGCGGAGATCCAAGATTAGTAGCTTGGTCAAACCGAGAAGATAGAACTAACTGGACATCTAAAGCCACCAATACTGCTGGTGATTTACAAGTACCTGTAGGCGGTAGAGCTTTATACGCTATCAAACATCAATCCGATGTGATGATCTTTACAGAAAACGGAATCAACAGAATGTATTACGCTGGCTCACCATTTGTATATGGTATTGCACAGGCTGGACAAAACTGTAAATCCGTTAGTAGAAGATCTGTAGTATCTACTGGTAACTTCTTAGCATGGATGGGTGAAAACGCTTTTTATGTATTTGATGGCTCTGTAAGAGAAATACCATGCGAAGTACACGATTTTGTATTTGATAATCTAAACATACCAGGTAAGAAAACTTGTTGGGGCGGACACAACTCTAACTTTAATGAGATATGGTGGGGCTTTCCATCAGGCACATCTCAATACACACCGAATAAATATGTGATCTGGAACTATGCACAAAATGTTTGGTCTATCGGCTCATTAGACAGAGGATGCTGGATTGACCAAGGTACATTTAATTTCCCTATCGCTGGTGATTCCAGTGGTTTTGTTTACCAACACGAATCAGGCACACTCTCAGCATCACCTAACATCAATGGCTCTGTACCATTCTGTCAATCAGGCCCTATAGAAATAGGTAGCGGTGATAGATTAGTGCAAGTTAATCAAATTATTCCAGACGAAGAAGCAAATACTCTGCCAGGAGTAACCATTAGTTTCAAAGGTAAATTCACACCACTGGGTGCAGAAACAGACTTTGGCGACTTTACTTTTGAAAGTGATGGCTATACCGATGCAAGGTTTACAGCTAGACAAATACAAATGAAAGTGACAGGCTCAACAACCCAAGACTTTCAGGTTGGTAATATAAGAATAGATACCAAAGCTAGAGGCAAACGATAATGGATATCTTTGCTAAAGGTCAATTTATTCAAAGAGCTGAAAATGTGCATATTAATATTACTTTAGCTAATACTGATTACACTGTTTATACCGCACCATCTGGCGATGATTTTAATTTCTCAGTAATTATTTCTTTTTTGGTTTGCGAACATCAAGGACAACAAACATCTATTGATGTAACCAACACACATGGTGCAACCACTTATAACTTATTTAATGGCAAAGTAATCAGTGCAACTAGCACTACAGATTTAATAGTAAATCCATTAATTATCCATGGTGGAGAAATCATAAAGGTACAAGCAGATCATGCGGGTAATTTAGATATCCACATGAGTATTATTGAATATGCAAAAGGCGACTAATAAAGTAGTAGAATTAAAACCTAAAGATGATAGAGAACTTTGGGAAATAGAGTTTGAGCGTTGCCAACATTGGATTGAAAAGTCTTTAGAATATCAAGATTTCTATACAATAGATGATATAAAAGATAAAATAAAACATGGAATGTTCCATATATGGGCTGGTAAAAGATCAGCTCTTATAACTGAGTTGGTAACATTTCCACAAGCACGAGCATTAAATTTGCTTTTTTGTGGTGGTGATTACACAGAGTTAGAAGAAATGTTGCCATCTATAGAGTTGTTTGCAAAAAAATTAGGATGCAAACGCTTATACGGGGGTGGCAGAAAGGGGTGGCTTAGAAAGATCAAGCACCTTGGATTTGAAGAAGAATACATGGTTAGAAAAGAATTATGAGCAAAGGTAAAAGCACACAAACAACAGCAGTAACAATACCTGAATACCAGCAACAACAACAACAGGAGCTATATTCGGCTGCTAAAGGTTTGGCTGGTCAACCATTTGTACCCTATACAGGGCCAATGGTTGCTGGATTTAATCCAGATCAATTAAGACAATTTGAAGCTACTCGTGGTTTATTTGAAACAGGAATGGGTTATGATCCCTTTGCTGGTCTACAACAACTAGCTCAAGCACCCACGCCAACTATTCAACCATTAACAGGATTTCAAGCACCAACGATTGCTGGGATGCAAGCCCCTACAGCAGCACAAATTGGTAGTGTACAAGCTCCACAATTTAGGGGTTTATTAGGCGCAGATATAGCAGCTTATCAATCACCTTATCAACAACAAGTTATTGATGTTGCACTAGGCGATATTCAAAGACAAGCAGACATAGCTAGGCAAGAAGCTCAATCAAGAGCAATCGGTGCTGGTGCATTTGGTGGATCAAGATCAGCCATTTTAGAGGCTGAAGCAACCAGACCATACGCAGAGCAAGCAGCTAGAACAGTTGCTGGTTTAAGACAAGCAGGATTTGAGCAAGCACAAAGAGCTGCTGAAGCAGATATTGCAAGACAACAACAGCTCGGTATATTTGGTGCAGAGCAAGCTCAACAGCGTGCTTTACAACAAGCTCAACTTCAGCAACAAGCTGGTCTTTTGGGAGCAGAACAAGCACAGCAAAGAGCATTACAACAAGCTCAATTACAACAGCAAGCAGGACTTGCAGGTCAAGATATTCAAGCTCAAATGGCACAATTTGCACCGCAATTTGAATTACAAGCAAGAGCGCAACAAGCTGGCTTATTGGGTGCGCTGGGCGGTGAGCAAATGCAAAGACTTGGGCTGCTTGGTCAGATTGGCGCACAACAACAACAATTACAACAAGCTGCTTTACAATATCCA